AATAAGAAACTACCGTAGTTGACTTTCCAGTCTGTCTAGGTAGTTTTGCGATATTGAATCTGTGCTCATGAAAGTTGCTAATCAGTTCTTTCTGAAAATCATACATCTTAAAGGGTATTAAACCTTCATCCAGGGAAACGATTTTCACATAATTCATCGCAAAGTAAACAGGGTTTGCTCTGCATTTTAGGAACTCTTCTACTTGTTCCTTAGTAAACTCTTGTTGGACGTTTTCTGCTTTTAGGTTTGGATTACCCTTATAATGTTTTTCAGCCATAATTCAAATGTTTTTGTCAAATCTCAAAGTTGATATTGTTTCTTGATAACGTAAATGTATTTTTGCGTAGCACTTTGCTATATTTTTGAGTTCCGAAATGCTATCGCATCCGTCAATTTCTCTACTGAGTTTTTCATATTCAAAGTTCTTTGCTAAACTTTCAAGTTTAATTTCATCTGGATTCATTTTCAGTACCTGCGTATAAAAAAGCTTTTGTTGGATCCCTAAAATGTGGTTGATAGGAAATTACCATTGCTCCTGGGTAGAGTTTTTCTACTTCGGAAGTTACCTGCATTTTAGAAGGTCTATTGAATTGTGGGAAGAATATTTGGATACCTAAGTATCTTCCCTTCCAATTCAATCTTACATGGTAAGTCTTTCCAGTCTCTTGTATCTTAGTGAATTTTTCTTCTATACTAGGTACTTCTGGTGAAAATTCTTCTTTTTTGAACCTTTTCTTTATTAATTGCAGATCGGGGTCGGTCATAATTTGGTTCTCAACCGACTTCTTTAGGGTCTCACCTGTATTTACAACTTTTATTTGACCCTTCTTTCTCATACCTTTGGTATATTCTTCTCTCCAATCTGAATACTCATACTCTTCTTTCTTGGTTTTATTACCCCAGTTTTTCGCACCGACTTTACGGCACTTAACTAAAGCACCAGATGCATATGCTGAAGGCCAAATTCTATAACGTGATTTCACCTTATGGTAACATGCATCCTTTTTCTCAGTTACCAACTCTTCCTTCATATCTTCCTTCTTATTCCTACGTTGCTGTGCTTCATAGGACTTTCTTTCAGCACGTTTTTGTGCTGATGCTCCACCTCTTTCTGTAGATGGTGTATCAGGAAGTTTTGTAGTTGCCTTTCCTACTTTTACTTTTACTTTTTCTCTTGTAGATGGTGTTGTTGGATCTGGTGGCAGTGCAGAAGCCCTAACTTCTTTTCTGAAGTTTTCTAATTTTTTATCAATAATCTCACGTTCTTTTGTTCCTTTCTTTGCCTTTCTTTGTTTCATTGCCGTTCTTTCGGCATCAAATGCTTTTCTATTAATTACATTATCTTTTCTTCTTTCTACTCCAGTTCTGTCATCACCAGATTTCTGTGCAGCATCTTCTTGACCCTTTTGGATCATGAGACTGGAAAGTTTTCTCTTGTCTCTGACATTAGTAATATCAAGACCATGCTTCTTAGCAAGCTCTCTTTGCATTTGCTTGCGTCTTTCTTTTGCTGCTCTATCTTCCTTTACCTCAGGAAGAAACTCTTCAGTAGCAACATTTTTTGCTTTACCCTTTCTGTTGGGATCTTTATCTTCTTTATTCTTACGACGAAATGCCTTTTCTTCTTCTTTGGCATTCAAGGCTGCTGCCATTTTTGAAGAACCGCACTTTGGTTTGGTCTTCTGTCCTGGTTGTTTTGCACAGGGTTTTCCTGCGTATTTACCGCCCAGTTGAACCCAACCAGGCTTGCCATCACTAGAACGACTCTTGCTAAACCAGTCATGCAGAGAATCATCACCACTTTTGTTTTCATATAAAAATTCCGCAAACTTTTTCATTATAGATTGCTACTATTTTAACTATTTAGATCTTCCGAAGGTGGAATACTCTTCTTCAGTAGTTTTTGCAATTCTGCAGTAGAACCCACAAACATAGTATTATTATTGGTTACGTTTTTAGGTGCATTTGCATCTTCTTCTTTCAACTTTTTCAACTTGTTCTGTAAGTCCAAAAGTTTATCAGTAGTATCTGCTACGTTCTTAATCAACTGACCAGCAACTTCATATGCTCTAGGTGAATCGGACTGTTGAGCAATATCCATAATTCCGTCAATTGCTTCTTGACCCTTCTCGATAAGACTATAGAGTTGACCTCTGGTATAGTCATAATCATAATCCGTTTCCTCTTCTCCTTTTTTGGGAGTCTTTCTTAGAGAGGAATTTGGTTTTACGACCTCGGGAGTTAATGCTGATTCAATATCTAAAGAATCATTTATTGCGTCAAAATCACTTTTCATAAATCACTATCCTTTCTTGGACTAAACACACGTCCATCACCAAAATCAAAGGTGTCCTCATCAAATCCAAAATCATCACCGTATGGAATATTAGTATTGTCTTGTACATTTACAATACTGACAGTATCACCAACACCATGCTCTCCAGCAGATGTGCCATCTTGTGCTCTCGATACAGTTAGATAATTACCAGAAATTTCTTTAATGAATATTAGTTCTTCGTTGATGTCAATATAACCATTCTCAACAAGAGAAGTTGCATCATTGACTTGAATAATGGTGTCTCCTCTTTCAATTGGCTCTTCTACTACAGTAGTACTATCGTTATTGTAATCTTGTAGTGCTCTAGGTTGTACTGTGTAACGTAGTTGTCTAGATGCATCCTGTCTTGATGTATCTGTATAATAGTCAACAGTGACTTTCTTAATTCTCTTATCACCCTCTTCAGGGATTCTTCCAAATATAGAAGTTTTGGCAACAAAATTTAGTGTGTATACTAGACTTCTCCTAGTTGAATAGTCACCCTCATAGTCATCTTCCATAGTTATATTTTGGAGAATTACTGGGATGTCTTTCTTTTCTCCAATAGTTTTAACTAAGTCAACTGAAAGATTAAAGTGTGGTTGGAAATATGGTAGAATTTGCTCAATAATTTGAAGCATATCATCCTGATACTTAGTTATGATACTAAGTTGTATTCCGATATTATATGGTGCTGGCATGTACACCTGAACAGGACCATTTCCAGTATTTGCCTGGAATTGCTGTAGAGTGGAAACTTTCCTAGATGCATCATACTCAAAGTTTGTCATTTCAAATGACATTCTTGGAAGAGTAATCGCAACCCTATTTCTCAAGTCGGGTTTCTCATCCAAACGTGCCAAGAATTTTTGAACAGGACCATACGAGATGGGGACCTTCATGAGACTATGGTCGTTCCCATCACCATCTTTATGTTTTATGTAGAGATTGTTGAATAAAGTACCAAATGCAATTATGGTTCTTTTTATAATCTCATGATAAGCGTATGTTCCAAGCATAACAATACTGTAGCATGTATATTATTTAGAGTTCCCCGAATGGGTTCCTTTCTGTGAAATCGATTATTTGATCTGCCTCAGATTCAATGACATCATTTTCTGCAAATCCGTCATATATGTCATCGGTATTGATAGAGTAAACTTTGTAGCTACCTGCAGCACCTACGATTGCTTCTCCTAAGGCAAAGTTTCCACTTATAATAGAAACCTTTAGTGTTCTGGTATCATAATCCCAACCCTTGACATGTGCAGTTGTTCCAGTTGTAGAACCAGTTACGACTTCATTAAACTCATAATCACCAGTAGAAATTCCAACAGGAGACTCAACAGTAATTGCTGGGTCGGAACCAATTAAATGATAATTGGCACCAGCATTTTCATACTTAGTTGCTGTTAAGATTCCTGTTGCAGTAATTACAGCAGTTGCTTTTGCTGCATTCACTGCTGGCATTGCAAAAGGTGAATTAGGGTCTATAGGACCAGGTATTGTAATGTCTGGTGCAGATGAATACCCAACACCACCAGAAGTGATTGTAAGAGGTGCTAGAACACCATCCGCAATCAATGAAGTAGTAATTGCACCAGTTCCAGTCTTACTGACAATGGTTACTGTTGGTGGTGTTGTATACCCCAATCCTGGATTTGTAATAACTATTTTATCGATAGATTCTCTATCGAGTATTGCCTCTGCCTCTGCTCGTATTCCAAATCCACCTGGTTTTTGGAAACGTATAACTGGTGGAGTTTTATATCCATGACCACCATTAAGGATATCAATGAAGTGTACTGATTTTCCAGTAACTGTTGGGTGGAGATCAGACATCAGTCTTGCGGATAGTCCTGCACCAGCAGCACCACCCTGAACCATGGTTATTGTAGAAGTATAACCAAAGTCTTTTACACTCTCATCAACCTCATCAATACCAGTATCAATGAGTTCATCCTCATACTCAAAGAGTTCACAACGTAACTCATAAACATAGAGATTGTTTAGTTGATAGAAAGGTGCCTTTGCTTCTACATACTTAATCTCAAATAAAGCATTATCTAATGGTAGATAAATTAAGTCACCTTCTTGAGGTCTCTCTGCTGTCTTAACTTCATCTTTGAATAAATCAATCTTTGGTGAAATGAAGTCTTTGTACCTTTCTCTAGAGATTACAAATGTAATCTCATCTGTACTTCTTACACCAAACTTACTTAGGATGTCACCGTTTCCACCGAATCCATCAAATGTGGAAATGTATGCTTCAATTCTAAAACTATCATCAAATTTGGAAACAAGTATTTCCTTGATGATTTTTTGCTCATTAATAATTTTTCTGGGCATGTATACAACATCTTGCCCATAAATGCTTAATTGCTCGTTAATTAAGTCTTGTACTAATCTTTGCTCACTAGGTGAACCTTGTAAAAAATAAGAATTAAGAGGTGCCATATCAACCAATCAAATCCATTGGTGGTAGTTCGTAATCGTTGTGTAGTTCTTCCTCTAGTTTTTCTATTTCCTGAACAGCATCCTCATAGATTTCTCTTCCATTGAGGGTGATACCACCAGGCAACTGAACTCCTTGGAATTTAATTAAGTTCTGACCCCACTGTCTTTTGATTAGTGCTGTTGCATATCTCTTCAACCACCAATCATTATAAACAGAAGTAAATTCTGATGGGTCTAGAATTCTTATGCAATCTAAGACGATGTACTGGTCATCACTGACATGCTCCCAGTCAATGTCCATGTACAGTCTATGCTGCTTTTTATTAAATCTTATTTGAACATCTGGTGTTAATAGTCTACTAATATCTTCCAGATGAGTCTTGACCATTGCATAGTTCAATAGGTCTAGAGCACCATAGTAATATAAGTCGTTCAAAAATATTTGATACTTGATATTGAATAGACTACTAGATATGCTGCTAGAATCTACTTTGAATACATTATTGACACCAATTACAGTGTCTGGTAATTCTAAGAAGTTATTTGTTTCTTCATACTCCATAGCACCAAGAGTATTAATACCAACTGCTGCTGGAGAATTGGAATTAACTGTTGGTGTTGATGTTGAACTTCTTATTGCTGCCTTTCTTTCTTTAGACAGTTGGTGCTTTAGGAAAGTCCTTTGAGCACCATCATAAT